GGGGCAGTAAGGAGACACATATGAGCGCGGTATCTACAAGAGCATTGACCAAGCGACAGAGACAGCTTGTTGAGGCGTATGTTGCAAACGGCGGAAACCTGACAAAGGCGGCTGAGGAAGCCGGATATGCTGCTGGCAATAGCGGAAGGGTGACTGCGTGGAAGGCAATGAAGACACCACATGTGCAACAATATCTGATGCAGGTGACGGCAGAGGTATTCAGTCAGCACGCTGCGATGGCTGTGAGCACAGTGGCTAGCCTCGCAAAGAACGGCAAGAGTGAGTATGTTCAGCTACAAGCGGCACAGGATTTGCTGGACCGAGCGGGGTTCAAGCCGATAGACAGAAGCCAAGTGCAGGTAGCAGGTGACATCCGTGTCAGCATTGACCTAGGCTAATTGCTGGTGAGTGGTGGTAGAGAGGGGGGTGGGGGGAAAAGTTGACAGTAGTCTTGCTGTAATAGTCCCTCCCTCGTGTTTTTTCCGCAAAAGGTCCGCAATTGTGAGGAGCGCACCATGAGTAGATTTGGTAATAAGAAGCCAGAGGTTTCTAAGAAGTCTGACACTAGCAAGGCCAAGTTGGCTTTAAGGAGCAATGGGCATGGCGAAGAGTCCAGCGTGGACACGCAAGGAGGGGCAGAATCCTGAGGGCGGATTGAACGCCAAGGGACGTGCTTCCTATAAGGGCGGGACGTTGAAGCCGCCTGTTAAGAGCGGTGACAATCCTAGACGTGCATCTTTCTTGGCGCGCATGGGTAACATGGCTGGGCCTGAGCGTGACGAGAAGGGTAGGCCGACTCGTCTTCTTCTTAGCCTTCAGGCATGGGGTGCAAGCAGCAAGGCTGATGCAAAGGCCAAGGCTCGCGCCATCTCTAAGCGAAACAAGGCGAAGAGTTGAACGCCTTGGCGTTTAACGGAAAGGATTGAGATATGTGCATGGGTGGTGGCGGCAAAAGCGCTGATGATTACTACAAGGAGATCAAGCCTGAGTTTGGTCCCCTTCCTTCTCTTAGCATGACCAAGGGTTCGACCAAGCCAGTGTATGGCAATGTGAAGCGGACTGGTCAGGCGCGTCGTTCTTTATTGGTGGGGATGACCAATGGCAGCTAAACTTGGAAGCGGCGCTCGTTACCGAAAGCTGGTGAAAGAGCTGGCAGCGAATGGTGCGAAAGAGCCTAGAGCGCTCGCGGCGTATATTGGTCGCAAGAAGTATGGCAAAGAAAAGTTTCAGCAGCTTGCTGCCGCTGGAAGAAAGAAGGGCTGATGTGGGTCTTTAAGAATACCACTGAGCAATGGGATGGTGACACCCACCAGATTGGGCAGAAGACTTATAGTGGTTCTACCCGCACTCCCTCCTCGCGTCCCCTCGTTTGGGTTGATGTGGAACCCCCGAAGTCTCTCCCCTCTTCTAAGCCTAAAGCCATTAAACAACCTCGCCCGCCAAAGCCGCCTCGGCCCAAGGGCGCAACAGCATGGGATTAAGAAATGCCTAAAGGTTCCTCTCCATCGGCAACGATGAATCAGAAGTATAACACAAAGCTGGATCAAAATATCCGCGAGCTTGCCAAGGAAATTCGCCTTCGTCGCACCCTTGTCAAAGCTCTTTGGGGTGATGATGCAGCCCAAGATTATGCTGAAAAGAAGAAGGGCGACCAGCGAGTGGTTTCTCAAAAATATGCAAAGAACGATGCATTCATCCGTAAGTATGAGAAGAGCCTGCTGCGTCGAGGTATGAAGTGATTCTCACCCAACAAGACAGAGACCTTCTGCGCGGGATCGTGCGGAAGGTTCACTTTGCTTATGTAGAGAAGAAGCACGGCAAGGGCTTTGTTTCTGATAAAGAGTGCGACAAGCTGATTGATAGCTTGGGACCAGAGGTAGCCGAGCGGATGATCCGCTTTGGTATAGACAAGGGATTGCGCTGATGCCCAAGGGACAGAAGCCTATGGCGGGGGCTGGGCCGCTACCGAAGACAGTGGATGGAAAGGTTCCTTCTTGGCTTCGCCGCGCTCTTAATAAGAACACGCCAATGACCAAAGACAACGAGACTATGCGAACCGAGTCTGCGGACATTGCAAAAGATTTAACCATTCTCTACCCGACTGTTCGGAAGGTTGGTGGGAAGCTAAAGAAGCTATCTTCTGATGAGGCGTATGACACCGCCCTGAAGAAGAAGGACTTTGTAATCACTAAGGGGACGCCTCAAGCCACTGCGCTTTCTAAGCGCCTTAGTGCAAAGGTTGGGCGTGTTCGCGGATTGAAATGATCGACTTCAAATACAAACCGGACGGCGAAACGCTCAAGACGTTCATGAAGGATGATACCTTCTTTCGTGGCATTCGTGGTCCGGTTGGTTCTGGCAAGTCGGTTGGTTGCTGCATCGAAGTCTTTCGTCGCGCCCTTCAGCAACAGAAGGGGCCGGATGGTATTCGCAAGAGCCGCTGGGCTATCATCCGAAATACCAACCCGCAGCTAAGAACGACGACGATCAAGACTTGGCTGGACTGGTTTCCTGAGAATGACTGGGGCAAGTTTACTTGGTCGGTGCCGTATACCCATCACATCAAG